TGAACTCCTGATATTCCTTCTGCCACTGTGGTATATGTGGTTTCCTTGCTCCCATTTCTTATCCTCCTTAAGACCCATTTTCTAGCTTTGCTGTCCCAATAGAGCAGGTGAGTAAACATTTCTTTCCCTAATCTGAGGAGGGACAGCACGTCTTTTATATCTTTTATATCTCCCCAGAAATGATATACCAGTCCTACTTCGCCTTCAAGCTTTAAGTCGTCTAGGTAGAAATCCTGTGTTTCAACTATCCTCTTTGCAGTCTCTAAGTCTGTTCTACAATAGACAACGAGGAAATCCCTGTGGGCGAAGTAGAGACCGTTCTTGAGCATAGCATCAATTAACTCGAAGATTATCTTGTTCTGTTCTAGATGATATAGATACCTTTCCACCCTTTAGCCTCCTGAATTGCTCAGCTAAGCAATCATATTGCAATACAAAGAACCTGTGGATATCATCGCTAGTTAGAAAAGAACAAGCTCTATAAACCACCAACATTTTATAGACTTCTGGAATAAGATCATCTTTCTCTTCCTCATCGCTCTCTTTCTCAAATCGCTTAAACCACGGCAGATAAACGACATCTAGAACGCCTTTATAAATCCCAGCTGGAACTAAAATAATTCTGCTACCTTCTAGTCGATACCCACACGGATATATCTCTCTATCAAACAAACCCTTGTGCACTTCTATCTGCATTCCCGGTGTATCCAACAACCTAACCCTTACGTCCGGGAACTGATAAGATGTAAAATAGACCCTCTTGGGAATACCCACAAAACCATCCACACCCCATCCATTCACCACGAAGGAACAGCCATCATACAGCTCCATGTCGCTCGCAACCCACAATCTGGCAGAATTGATTGCTTCCACTAACCTGATCTCATCTATACCTAGTTCTCGTGGTTCAATGAATACCCTAATACTTCTCAGATAATCACCAAGCTTAACCGACATTGTATTCCTCCGATAACTGTTGAAACACTGCGTCTATATCCTGATGCATTATATATTCTACCATTTTAAGTTGCTCAAATGAACTAGCAGGCAGAATCTTTGGTATGAAGATAACAGGAACAGGAAGAGATGCTAGAACAGAATGTAACGTATCGTTCAAGAACTGATGAAACTGAAGATTGACTTGTATGAACTCTCTCTGATCCCTTACTTCTCTTAATATAAGCTCGAAAGGAAGAATTGTCGGGACATTCAGATTCAGAGAGCAAATGATCGCATTCGTAGTCTCGACAAAGCTAATATGATCCTGCGTGGCATTCTCAATAAATTTAAGCTCATCATCCTCTATCTTGACCCTGACCATGCTGGAGTCTGCCCATAGAAGTAGTTAATCTCTCCAAGTAGAGCGAGCTTCATTCTGATAAAGTGAACATACATAAACACATCAGAATCTTCCGAAAGCTCTAACCAGAGGTAAACACCTTTCTTTTGCAGTGCAGGTTTATATCCAACCAGGTCGGTATAGTATTGGACGAGCCTTTCAAAGACATACTGGTCATCGAACCCAACCTTTATCGGACAGGCCACGTTGGTCTTTATGAGTATCTCCCGTATATATTTGTATTTCTTGATGCCGAGATCAAACGGACACAATCTGACTGTCATCGGATAATACGAAGTCTGGTTGAACATCACATGTAATGCCACAGTCCCTGTCTGACCAGGATATGGATATCCGACCAGGGAACAATTCTCACCGTTAGGATTTGTGAAACTTCGTATTGCCCGGAAAGGAAGTTGAAACCACACGTCATATTCTATGCAGTAGCAGAGCGTGAGGTCGTTATATCTATACGGGATAGCTAGACAATTCTTATCCTCGAACATAAATGTTCCGGCCTTGAAATGATCTAACAGCGGGACTTGATCTGCAACGAGATTATCTATTCGCTCTAATGTATTTGTCCTGAGCTTGTATATTCCGGTCTTATCTACAAGGAAGATCAGATCTCGTATCACCATTAAGGTCGAATTGGAAAACGGCATCAAGATACCCGTATCTAGTAAGTAGAAGCTAGAAGGAATATTTGATGCCACACTAGCAGAGAGAATGAATAGATTACCGTCTGTGAATACATAGAGCATATCGTTGATGACGTAAAGCCAGCTTATCCAAGAAACCGTCGGATGGGTAATGAGTATATACCCACCGCCTTCGGTAGAAAGAAATACATCCTTTGGTGGAGTCCCAGAAGTCCAGGCAAGACCACCCGTGTCGGTAAGCGTGGTAGATGTTGTCTCTACATATTGACTCTCTCCGCCGCTTGTTGTCCCCCTCCAGACACGATATTTAACAGCACCAGACGGAGCATCCCAAGTCAAGACAACTGTCCCGTTCTCTACAAAGTTAGCATTCACCCAGGTGAGAGTCCCATTATCTACAAGAGATGTTCCTGTGACGTCTACATATTGATTTTCCTGTCCGGCTGATGTTCCTCTCCACACTCTATATCTAGACACGCCCTCAACGGGAGACCAAGAGAGGGTCACGGTCTTATTTGTATTGTCGGTTGTGGCAGATACCTCGCTGGTGGCTCTATGAACATTATTTGCATCATCTAGGGAGGAGACACGGTAATAATACGTCCCTGCTGTAAGATTCCCGCCAGCAGAAGCTAGTATAGTTAGATTTGTAGGGGCGGCGTAAATTGTAGCTTTGACTTCTACGCTTAGCCCTGTCCATCCACCGTCGCCGGCACTAGCAGAGATCTTGTAATAGTAAGTTCCTGTTAGGTTACCTCCGGAAGCATAATTTACCTTGAGATTCTGAGGAACCGTGGTGCTAGTAGCAAAATTCGTCTTGCTTACATCCTGAAAGTCTACCGAAGAGAAGTAAAGCGTCTTGCCATTGGCTACAAAGAGACGACCCCGGTAGACGCAGGCTCTATTACCATTTGCAGTATTGTATGTCGAGAGAAGAGTTCCATCCCGCTTGAATCTATAGACCTTACTTGCAGTAGTAACAAAAAAGAGCAGGTCATCATATCCACCTGCCCATTGAACATCCTCATCTACCGTCACCTTGATCGATGTCTTATTAACTGTATCCACAACCTCGCAGGACTTACCGAGCCAGAGATAAGCATACCTCCCGTCGTTGTTAAACCCATTCAGAGCACCAAAAGAAGAAGTGAAGAAGGCGGTGCTCTTAGGAACTTTCTTCCACCCGAGCTTGAGGTCTGGCATGGCTGTAAGCTTCTGGCACATCCCAGGCTTGGTCGTGGCATCTCCAACATTGGTTGCCAGTCCCAAGATGTGGAAGTCTTGTTCAACATTCTGAACAATCTCGCTCTGCTTCCTTCGCTTAGCCATGTCCTAGCCTCTCGCCCTGACACTTCTAAAGAGCTCCATCTTCCATTGGTTATTAAAGAACTCTGCCAAGGTGAACTGCATATCATTCATAGCAAGCATATAAGCCATACGAAGAGCAACACAATCTAACAGTTCGTCTGGGATAAGATCCTCTTGGTCATAGAGATTATGCATCTGATTGACTAGAGGTGTATAAAGTATGTCGATATACTCGTTCTCTTGGTGATTCCAAGTAGACGGGACAATGGATATTGTCTTCTCAATTTGATCGTATATATACCCAATAGGCTCTACATCTTTCACGATATCGTCGTAAGTAACTTGATCTAATTTCTTAACATAATCCCTGTCCGGGTCCACATAATACACACGCCATACTCTAGAGATATTAGTAAGAGGAGCGTTGCCCAAGATATACCAGGTGGTATAAAGATTCCATGTAGGACGATCAAACCACCTAGCATATTTGTTAACGGAAGAATGCGTGCTCTTCTTGAGACAAAAATTATCCGCTATATCCTGTCTAGCTTTGTTGAGAATTCTATACAGAAGAGGCGATTCATCGTAAGCGACAGGATAAAAATCAAACAGCCTACGGAAATAATCAGCCGCCGTTAGGCTCATGCCTTCCTAGTCCGTCTCTCTATTACCTTTCCTGTCTCAAACTGCAAACCCTTTAAGTAATCAATAGTCACAATATTAACTTTATCTGCATCTGGATCGTCCTTAAGCTCTTTCATTACAGCAGGCTCAAACCTCAAGAACTCGAGCCTTTTCCTGCATACGTCATAATGATGATCGTCGGTAGCCCCATAGCCCAGGAACTCCACACAAAGAGCATCTGGGACTACCGTGTCTGCATTTGGGTCTAATTCGTATATCTTCCCATCCGTTCTATCAAAGAGGATGAGCCTCCTGTCCTGATTCTTAACTATCATGCTCGATCTCCTCTGTTAGAGGTTCATGCTGGGAACACCTTTGATTACCAAATGTGCTTTTGGACGTTCAGACCACAATTGACCACCAATCAGAAACACACTCAGCCAAGAGAGCTTAGCATTGATATATTCAGGTTGCCATTCAGTTGTATAAAAGCTGAACGGGCTTGCAAAGGTGAAGTGGATATTATTCAGGTTGAGATAGATGATATCGCCAACATAATTACCACCACCAGCATCATATGGGCTAAGATAAGGATCCGGAAATACTGGAACACCACCAACAATAACACCTTTAACGGTATGTTCCCTTACTTCGGTAATCTCTGCTACATGCCCAACATTATATCTCTCAAGCGGAGTAAAGGACTCGATAATCTTCTGGAATGTGGCATAGTCGGTAAATCCACAAGAAGGCAAACCGAACATGCTACCGACATTCTTCATATATTTGTTCACGCCTCTCTCGATACCCTGGTAGACATTGGAGGCATTTCCAAGGTCGGTAGCGTATGAATATTGAGTTCCAACCCACCAGGTATAGGTTGTCCTGTCTAGCTCACCAAATACACCAGAAATTCCGACCACATCGAGAATGCCATAAAACTCTTTGTCGTTTGTCCTGGATCTAATGAGATCGTTCGTAAGCTTTGCAAAGGTCTGAAGCCCGATATCACTTACTTTAATTGCCAGCTCGTTCACGACCTTGTTTGGAGAATCCGCTTGGGCAATCTCGAATTCATTCAACCTGATTGTATTCCCCATTACAGCTGGCTCAAAGATAGCATTTATTGTAGCCGCATTGAAATCGTTAATCGTAAAGTTACCACTGGTATCGAGATATTGTGGGCTAGGAGAGCTGAGGTCAGGATAGACCGGCTGCACAATGAAAGCGGCCTGGAACGGTCTCTGATCCGCCCTCTCCAAGATGAGTCTCACCATCGGTGAGATCTTAGGAAGATTCTGCGCTACCGCATAAGCAATAAAGTTTCTCCTGGTTGTATCCAGGAAACGTTTAAGCTGTGAAGAGTCTTGAAAAACTCCACCAGTCAAAAACGGAATATTTACTGTCGTTGCCATCTCTCTCTACTACCTCCCTAACATCGATAATACGTCCTCCATGAGTCTATCCTTCCCATCAATACCAGAATATCTCTTTATTACATCATCATCCTGCCTGGCTCGAATGGGAAGGCTGTTCCTCGACTTCTGGAGTCTCTCGCTTACATACAAGCGAACTGCTGTCTCGAAGTTGATAATCCCATTCTGCTTAGCAAAATCCAGAACATCCTGGAAGTCGTCCTTGGAAAGACCATAACTCTCGAGAACTTTGATAAACTGCTCTTCCTTTCGAGCTTTCTCTTGCTCTTCCAACTTTTTCTTTAGATTACCAATTTCTTGATCGTATTGCTCTTTCACTCGCTTAACTTCTTTCTCGTATGGAGGCTCCGGTAGGCTTATCCCGAACTTATCTAAAAGAGTGCGAAGATGCGGACGAAGATCAGGATCCTCGTATGCGCTTCTGATAAACTCCTGCATTTCCTGTAGTTGCTGCTCTGGAGATTTTGTATCTTCCATAACCTACTCCTATTTACTCTGAGCAACAGGTTTATCTATCTTAATATTCTTCCTATACTTGCTGAACAGCCCATCATTGGGCTCACTATTCCGAGGATTATATCCCCAGTAATCACCCGTCACATACCCGCTGTATTTTCCAGGGTTAATCTTCTGAGTTCCTTTACCCTTAGTAGCCATGTTATCCTCCTTACATACTCATTGTCGTTCCAGCACCAGGCGGTGGAGTCGGTGTTGGCGTAGCTCCTCCGGGTGACATTCCACCCGTCCCGGGAGGCATACCAGCCTGGGCACCTTGCACAGCCTGCGCCGCCTTTGCTAATTTTTGATCTGCATCCGGCACTACCTTGCTGAGCTTCTTTAGACAATCTAAGCAGACCTGCCCCTTCTCGGAAGTGGAAGAATAGATGCCAAGAGCTTCTTCCAGTCCCTTGATGCACATTGCCACTACTATGTCGGCGTATTCTTCCATCCCTATCGGGCTTCCGGTTGCCCCAACCATTGGCGCCATTTCTCCATTCATATCATCCTCCTATTCTGGTGGGGGAGAGAACTAACTGTCAGAAGGATTGCTCGCTACTTGCGAGCTTTGCGTCGTGCTTTACGTCTAGTCCTTCTGGCCATCTATTATTCCTCCTTATCTCAATCATTCAGTTAGTTCTCTCCCCCATACTCATAAATGCATATCATTCACAGAAAGTCAATACTTTATTTAACTAATACCGCCAATTTTTTGAATAACTTTCTCGAGCATGTTGTAAAGCTCCTGAATTCCCCTGGTCAATAGTGCTACTAGATCTACATAATTCAAACTTGCCTTACCTTCCGTATCAATTGCTACAAGCTCCGGACAGACCTCAGATACATCTTGAGCAATAAAACCGAACCGGTTAGCTCTCAAAGGATCATCTACATACACATATTTCACCGGCTTCAGGCACGAGATAACGTCCAGGCAGTCAGTTTGAAGATAATCTGATAGAGGCTGGACATCTGTTTTCAGATTTGCATCCGAGCGCTGATTCAGAATGTTATAATAAATGCCGGAACAGCTAATATCATATGTAGCTAATGCCCCTCCCCACCCAGAAGGCCAATCAGTATTGCAGCTACCACTCGAGCTAGGGATCATACACGCCGTTTGTGCGCCATTGGCAGGCGGGATAATGATTGCATCTCTTGAGTTCTGACCGTCTGAGGTCTTACTGATACTGAATCTAAAGCTCTTATCTGCCAAGGCAAGATACATACTACAGACCCCAGCATAGGAACCATAACCAAAGCAGATATAAGGGTTGTATATAGCAGATGCTGTATTTACCAATTTAATACATGATGCATCATTATCAGAAGCGGCAGGACGTATCCAAACATAACCTGAAGATATCAGACGAATATCGCCAGCTACATCTAGTTTATATGCAGGTGCCGACGTTCCGATACCAACATTGCCACTTGTATTAATTACAATCCTGTCTGTGTTATTAGTCCTGATGCTCAATTGGTAGTTATCTACTGTCCCAATAAAAGCATTCGCCCCTGCTTGAATAGCAACATTTCCAGCAACATGCAGCTTATATGATGGAGTTACTCCGATACCGACATTCCCACTTGTATCAATTATCACTCTATCTGTGCTGTTAGTTCTCAAACTTAGTATATAGTTATCTAGTGTTCCGACAAATGCACTCGCTCCTGCCTGAATCCCAATGTTTCCGCCTACATGTAGTTTCTGAGTCGGAGAAGTAATACCTATACCGACATTACCAGATACAACATAGATCGGTGCAGCACTAAGCTTAACATTGGCTGTGTCAAACTGAACAAGCTGTCCCGTTACAGCGCTAGTAGAGTCCAGGTGATAACCATCCAGATAATCTGCACAAAGATTTGTCACCAGCTGATTACTACTTACAACAAGAGGAGGACCAGTTGTGATCTGAGAAACAAACTGCTGAGCTGTAATATTGCCTGAACAGGTTGTGTTCTGATCAGATCTCAGAAACTGATTAGGAAGAAGCCCTCCTACCTTGTCCGCATTTACAGCACTGGCAACCTTAATATCATTCCAGGAGGAAGATTGAGCTATCTTAAGTGTGGTTCCATCGAACCAGAACTGGCCATCATACGATATTGTAGGAGCTGTTGAGCTGACATTCACTACCTTGCAGAGATAGTTAAAGTTTTCATCTAACATGCTAACGGGGAAACACTTAACCCCGTTTACTACCTGATATTGATTATTGTTTATTACCTGTTGGAAATTGTATGGGACTTGCATCCCTCACTATACCCCCTCTAGAAAGTCTACAAGTCTTCCAAACGGTATTGTTGGCAAGAATGTTGCCTTCTTCTTAATCAAGCTTATTTCTTCCGAAGTTAAATCAATCACATCATCTTCACTCATAATCTTCTTCAACAGCGTCCAACACTTCATCTTCTGTTCGATGTCCTGAGAATCATCTCTAGCAAGAGATGCCAAGATAGCATTCCGATAAGTGATCTCAGTATTATCGCCAGCAAAAACCATCGGTTCACCATTCAATCCCAACATGACCTTGTCCAAGTCTTCTTTCTTAAACTTCATCTTATCCCTCCTCTGTTAAGAATACGTGGTTACCAATTTCTGCCGCTACCTTCAATTTATTTGCCCAAGAGGGACGCTTGTTGGAGTAATACAAACTCTTGGTCATATAGTATCTGGCGTCCCCCACTTCATCCAAGAGGACTCTGCCATTCAGAACATTATCCGCTATCTCGTAGAATGTAGAAGGAATATCACTCTCACCCCTCAATGCCGCCTGCAAGATAGGATAATTAGGATCATTCTTGTTCCAGCAGGAGAACTGATAAGGCCGTAGACACTCAGTAGCAGGGTAGGTATTATTAGCCAGGGCACGATTGCGAATGACTTGTGCTACAGCAACCTGCCCTTCATAGGGTTCGCCCCTAGCCTCACCGTATACTGTTAATCCAGTAACCTTAACATCAATTGGTCTTATCTCCATAGGCCTTTACCTTCTGTAATGCCATTTCTACTGCTAAATTTAGGACAGAGAGCCCAACATCTATCCCAATATTCTTAGCAGCATCTCCGAGCTGCTTAACAGCCTCTGTTCTCTTTTGCTCGGAAGTGAGGGTGTTGTTCTGCGCAAGCTTTGTGACAATATCTACCGCCATGGGTAGAAGCTTCTCCAGATATTCAACGATTCCCCGCTCGAACAGCGAGAGGATAAACCTCTCCAACCAAGTAAGCTTAGCTAAAATCAACTGTTTAATGTTATTCATTCTGCTTTCCCCCTATCGGTCTCTTGGTTATCAACCTCAATGCCAGATTAACTAAAGCAAACAACCCAAGCCCTATTGTCTGTATGTCCTGCTGAGATGTTATGCCTCCCGTTTTGTAGTCCACGACAGCAGCAATAAGAGCAGCTATATTGAGCCATATGGTCTTGCTATAATACCAACTCTTATTGCTACCGATCTCGTGCCCGATGTCAAAAATCTCTTTAATTATTCGCCACATGTTCTGCAAGCTCCTTCACTGCTTTAAACAACAATGCCAACATATCCAGAATATTTATTGAGCACTTACCGTCTTCTTCGTTTACTGTTACACCCATCGGGAATACATCTTTCACATAGTTAGCTATGAACCCAACATGCTCCCTCTGGTCTACCTTGAATAAGTATTTATAAACATCTATGCTCTTTATCAAGTTGAGTGCGGAGTCGGAGAATAGTTCGATGTTTTCCTTCATAGATATGTCGGATCCCTGATAGACAGTCCCCGCTACACTAAGATTGTCGTAAAGCAATACTGTCCTAGTTGTGCTACCAGCCCCAAATATAAAGAACAGGCCGTTACTAGTTAATCCTATTGTGCTGTCATGATCTGGATCTCCCCACGAGATCTTATTACCTTCCCCACTTGTCGGCATAAGAATGCAGGCGGAACCTGAGAAATTGTTGTAACCATTGCGGAAGTTCAACCCATAAGTATCTGAAGACGTGGTCTGAATGTCTATATGTCGGAATGTCGGAGTAGAGGGTAAGGAAATATTCCCGGATATTGTCCCGCTTACAGTAAGATTCCCGCTTATATAGGCATTCCCAGTCATGATTGTATCATCATACATATATATAGTTCTTCTTCCGCCGTAAGCAGCATCAGCTCTACCAGAGATTACAAAGTGACCCGTCGAGTTCTGAATCCCTATAAGACTATTATCATATGCTGGATCACCCCAAGAAATAAACGTTCCCTTCCCGGACATGGGCATAAGAATTGCAGCTTGATTAAATCCAGAGGATCCTCTTAGGTTGATTCCGTAATCCTGAGCGACCGATGTATTCAATGCAAAACCGACAGAAGTGGTATAACCATGGACAATCAAATTCTCATAAACATGAGTATCTCTCGATACACCGTTGGACTTACCAGCTATAATAAACTGGCCAAGAGAAGAGGAAATACCGATCAGACAATCATACGGATTGGTGTTTCCCCAGTTTATAAACGACCCGTCACCACCCGTCGGCATCAGGATAGCTGACTGGGTAAATCCATTGGAATTCCTGAAGTTTATCCCATAATCTTGATTAGCGTCTGCATTGATATCGATCTTTTTAACACCAATCGTGCTGGGCACTTGGTAGACAACATTACCAGTGATTGTTCCCGTTACATTCAAGTTGCCATTTATGGTTACATCATCCCACATCCCAATTTGGCGCCTATTACCCTTTGTAGGATCAGGCTTACCAGCAATTACCAGAGTATTACCCTGAGATAGCGATACGCCAATAAGAGTGTTATCATACGGAGGATCACCCCATGAGATGAAGTTGCCCTTGACCCCACCAGTCGGCATAAGAATATAAGCACCAGAACAATCAACAGCACCGCTTCTTAGATCTATCAAGCTAGTCTGATTGGTCTGTGGAGCTAATCTTATGGAAATCGGAATCAGCTGTCCACCAATATTGACATCATCATACAGATTGATTACTCTCCTTCCGCTGCTGTTATACCGCCCGATAATCATAAAGTCACCAGAGGAGTCCACCCCTATCTTAGATTCTCCGACACCCCAACCTCCAGATGTAGGCTGCCACTGAATAGCTGAGCCAGGAACACCAACCGGCATCTTGATAGCAGCCTGGTAAAATCCGGACGCATTAGGAGATAGATCTATACCAAAATTGATCCTATTCGGATTGGAAACCGTAACAGAGTTTACAGTAATATCTCCAGATACAGCCCCACCTCCGCCACCTGGGATGTAGCTAGACTTTATCCTCCCAGAAAGAGGCGTGCCATTCTCAAATACGTCTGATAGCGCCTGGAAATTCTCATTAGCCTTCTGCAGGTCGTCTCTAACCTGTGTGGGGCTTGTCCCATCATAGTTAAATGGCGTGCTATACCAACCCATATCTCATGCCTCCTAGCTCTGTTTCTTTACCTTCAAGATCAGTCCTCCAGCGTTTATCACAAACGTTACACCTGTGATTATACTAAGAGCAGAATCCATTGTAAAGGTGTAGAGCTTATTGCCGGCACTGTCGAAGAAGTAAATCTCATTTATACTTCCCCAATCTCCGGTTGCACTAGGGAAAGGAATCTGAGAAGAATTCTTGTAATAGTAGTAAGATACATCTTCCGAGTCAAACACAAACAAACCAGAGGAAACATTCACCCTAGCATAACCGTTGCCAACCTTCTCTGTCCCATTGTATCCTAGCCCGACAGAAGCAATGTTGTTCATATCGCTTATAATCTTATCAGATACTGTCTTTGTTAGAACTAACATCCTATCCTCCTATGCAATAATAAACATTGTTGTTCGTATCGCAAAAAGCTACATCGGAAAATGTAAACAATGGATGAGATAAAGACAATTCGTAAATATCAACCCCAGAACACAACCCATAGGTATTCTGATTGCCATCACTGAACATACCTAATTCGCAAGCGTCTACCTCAGAATCTACTAAATTACCAGAAACATCCACAATATAACTGGTAGCATCATTATAAGTCATAGCGAATCCGAGAGCAAGCCCACCAACAGAAATGCTACTGACATTGCTAAGATAGACACTACCGCTGAAAGATTCGCATCCTATAGTAAGACTACCAACCGGAATATTGGTTACAAACGATACCCCTGTAACAGACCCAGAAAGAATAAACACATTCTTTGTAGACACATTGTTTGGATCCGGCATCCATAAAAGCAGATACCAAAGGAAGGGATGATCGACATTGAATCCAGCTACAACAGATACCTCTACCCACCAAGTGGTGTATTGCGTCCAGACGGGACGATCTGTCCACTTACCTCTTCTGATTGTATACCCTAGAGGAGATTCAATACCTTCGTAGTTTCTAGATTGCCAATCGCCTATCACATTCCTAGCCTCCGCCTGATTTCATCCAGTTCCGCTAGTATATCCCTGCCGGATACAAACAGTCGATCATACACGTCTACCCTTCTGTAATTAGACCCTGCGTAAGGCCTACCTACAATAGCAAACTGGCCAGGGAAGGAAGGCTCGGTGGAATTCGTTAAGACACCTATATAGGAATCATGCCCCCAATTGCCACTATCCGGAACCCAATGGATAAGAGAAGAGTAATACTGCCCACTACCAGGGAGAACAATCGCTCCCTTAGAACAGCCTACACCACTTCCAGCACTGAACCAGGACATGTCTATACACGCTTCCACATTGGAATGAATGAGCTTCTGAGAGAAGTAAATACCCGTCATATGGAAATCCGAAAGGTCTATCCCGTCCTGCCAGTAGCCCATTACATGTATAGCACAAGAGCAGGGCTTGGCTGCCTCGTTCGTAGCTGTGCAAAGATGCAAGCCGCAGATAAATGGATCCGGGATCTCTGTCCTGGCAGGTTTAACATTGACCCTCGTTGTATTAGCATCCAGCTCTAGAGCTATACAAACCTTCCCGCCAGCATCGGAGGTAACTACAAAATTTGCACCCCAGATGTATTGCCTGCCGTTGTGATCGTCTATGTCTGAAAAAATGTTTACAATGTTGTTCTTGGCTGGATTAGGAATGTTCGGATTGTCAGATGTGCGAACAAATACACCTACTGCCTGCCTTACATCTATAGTGTTAATATTGCTATAGACTACAACAGGATTCCCGCTCAAAGAAGCACCTCCATTACTTCCCTTCTTCCCGCTCTTTGGCTTCCTGAACAAATGCCGCCTCCCTCGCTCTCTGTATCATAACTTTTATCCTGTCTTTGTGTGGAATCGGCAGTAATTCTATCGCTACCTCCGGTGGTATAAGACCACGTGCGTTTAATTCCAGGACGAGTGTAGTAAAGTTCTGCAAGAGGACAGGAGATGTAGTATGAGCATATACCTCTACCCTAAGAGGTGTCTTTGCTAAAAGAGGAAACTTATCTGTGCATAAGACCTTATACATGGCATACAACGTCATCACCCGTTCGATAAACTGCTCAAACTTGAGTGCACGAACTATTACTTCCGAAGAGGAGAATTGAGATGCTAAAAGAGCATGCGTGTAAGACCTTACATTCTTAGCACTGTGACCAAGCATGATCTCAGATATGCCAATAGTATCTAAGATGTTTCGCTCATACCGATCAGACAAAGTGGAGAGAACGCCTGGATCTATTTTAGGAACAACTTCCTCTACAGCCATGTCCGGGCTGTCTACGAGCACTACACCAGAAGGTTTACGGAGTTCGTTTACTACGTCTTCTCTTGTTAAGAGACCTTGGAAAGACTTCAGAATAACCGGAGGATATGCTAGTCTCTCTACCAGAGAGGGAAGCTGTTCTTCTATATCATTTATCCCTTCCTGCGCAGGTATGCACTGCTCGCCGTTTACAAAACCATAGATGTTCCCAGGAAGGTAAGATGGAACATAGAAGGCAAAAGGATGATCGGATACGAATGGGGATTTGAAATGGTCACGGATTGTATAATCTAAACCCAGTGTGGCCACATAACACGAGCCCTCTCCTGGATCCTTATACCAGACCTCATAGACCTCATAATACTCGTTCGGATTTAAGTCTACAATCCTTGTGAGCTCGTCCGTGGCACCGACTACATCAAAAAACCTGCTAAAAGGAGAAACAGTCCTGTCCGGAATAGATACAGCACCGAAGCGCTTCTCATACTCGTCTTTACCCATGCGGAGCACATAAACAAGAATCTGTGAGTCGTCGTCCATCTCTAGATCCGGATAATAAAAGAGAATATCAAAGGGAAAAACTGGGCGGAATTTTACGCCATCCTTTCTAGGCTCTACACGGAGGCCAATGAAGCCCCAGAGCTCGCCTAGTTTGGCTAGGTCATATAGAATGACATCTACGCCCTCTCTGTAAAAGCCATCTTGCACTTCCTTCAGTAAAGCATCCGATACATCTGGCTGGAGTTCAAAGATGACATTGTCGGAACGATAGATCAAAGAGGAGATTAAATTGATATACCTGCGGAGGACGTTTTTGGATGTCCGGATGTCTATGAATGACTCTAAGACACGCAAGTATCTGTCCACTAGGGCAGGACGCCTGGCTATGCAGGTAGATACTATCTCCCGAAGCTCTTCCTCAGATTTGCGCCTGTCTTGCCTGATAAACTTCTCAGACTCCACTACTTTCATAGCTCGCCCTTCTTGATGCCAGACTTGCCGTAAGCTTCATATCTAATCGGGTTGGACTTAAACACATCCGCTACAGCAGAAAAATCTTCTACATGCGCTTCCTTGCTAAGAAGAGAACGAGCTTCGGACATGTCTATATAGCCAGGAGAGGAAAGCAACTTCTGATTCTGTTTAGCCTGATACCGGCCCTCCTCACACTGCTCCAATAACCGTTCCTGCAAAGGAGAACGCTTGCCTTTTACAATGATATACATACGCACCTCCTAGACTAATCCAATATAACAATAACAAAAAGGAAGAAAAAAAGCAAGAGAAAAATGAAATGCCCGATAGGCAAGAACTTAACCTACCGGGCAAAACTGCTTGATCCTAAGCCTCTCCCCGGGGATATAATGGACAAAGAGCAGGAAAAGTCAAGGGGAATTTTACTGGTGGGGGGAGGGATCACACGGCGCCCAACAGTAGCATCCGAGCCGTCCCGATGGCGTAGTGCGCACTCTGCGAATGATCGTTCAGTCACGCAAGGAATGACCGGGTAGTCGCTATGTGAATGACCATTCAGTCACCCAAGCGGAGAAAAACAAAGTTTCCCAACGAAACTTAACGAGCGCCAGGTAAGGCTTACGTGAAGCTTAGGAATGATTATCGTTATCGATATAGTAAGCCGAACACAAACAAAACAAAGATTTGCTAACAACTAGTAATTGCAAAGAACAAGTTAGCCGAACAATAAGCAAGGAAGCAATCGATAATCGCTCTTGTCTGCAAAGAGAAGCAATTGTTCGCTCAATCCAGAAGCTAGTGGAAAACCAAGAAGAAAGTTAGCCAAAGTTAGCTAGGCCTAAGCCGAATAGCTAAGCACAAACAAAAACAAGAAAAGATAAAACGACTAGGAGAAGAAAGACTAAGCTAAGCAAAGCAACCGAACAACCCTTAGGCTAACCACTAGAAAGCACAAACAATCGTTAGTCACTAACGCTTAGGCTTAGGTTGCTAACCTGACTAGGGAAGAAACTACGAAACTATGAAACTATGATTGACTATGATGAGCCTTAAACAAGCGTTTAAGATGATCTAAACCATTGGAATTGTTAGGGAAATATGAAATTTTGCGATCTAGTTGATAATAATTATCATTCAGTCTTAAACAAGCGTTTAAGGTGGTCTAAGTTATTGAAAATACTAAGAGAACCGGCAAAATTGGGTTTTCCCTTCTTCCCTAGACCCCGGGGGTTTTAGGAAACGTGGTAACTTATTGACTAAGAACGGGTAGTTGTTCGTCTTTGTTAATCTAATCAAATACTTAGATTTTGTTCTTAAACAAGACGACTATATTACTTGAATGGAATTTATCAATGATTCCAGGTAGTTAGATTATGGCCATAGTTTTTGGGGTAACTTGACAAACCGTAGTCGACTATGATGGGAAGCTAGATTCCACTAGGGCGTCTTTGGAATGTCAAGAAAATTGATACATAGTTTCTATACTCTAGGGGGATAATACCTTTCTTCACTAAGTCAATTCACCAAGGGAGAAAATACTAACTAGCAAGAAGAATAGCGAATTTTCCCTTCCTAGTCAATAGAAAAAGGGATTTTCCCTTCCTAGCAAGAAAGTTTTCTACCTAGCCGATGACTAGCTGAGGGTTTATGCCAAGGGAAGACTTCTCTCTTGCAAGACAGGGACATTTCCCTTCCTAGCACCGTCTATTTTCCTGCCTAGTCGATAACACTCGAACGGGGTGTGTTTGCTCACTCGAACGGCGAATTGCTCTCACACTCGGCTACTACTTCCGAACGTGCCCGGTTTCTCTTCCCAGCTGAGGGCATATACTTGCCTAGGTGATAATCTTCTGTAGACGCCTTATTTTGGTCTCAGACGGAGTCTTTTTCTTGGGTATGGACAACACATCTATATATAGGCGGAGCTTCCTTCCTAGGCTAAAATAAGCCGTTTTTCGCTTGGCTTGGATGTTTGGTTTATGAGCATGCTAAGCTCACTTCCTGGAGCAAAACAAGCTGTTCTCAGACGGCTTTTCTGAAGCATATGTGCTCTCTCCTGGGTCGATTATGTGCTCCGTATTCGGGTGCTTTCCCCTGGCTCGAATTTTATACTCATTCTGATGATCGTTCTGGGCTTGGTTTTTGTGTGCTCACTCTGGAGCAATCTAGGGCTTGTTTTTGTGCATCCTGACGTGGGTCTTCTCTCTTGGCACAATTGTTTTTTGCCGTCTATTGATTCTCTGCTCTTCCGGATGCTCTTCTCTCGCCTGCTTTGTCTGTGCCTTCGTAATCGATGCCTTTTCCTAGCGGAGCGTTTTCTCTCTGGTGAACATTCTTTTCTTGGCAATAGGTATCCTGATCGGTGCTCCGGGGTGCTCTATCGAGTGTTCTATGTGTCCTGTTGTGGTTTAGCGCTATTCTCTAGTCGATCGATGCCGTGGTGATGTCTCTCTGATGCTGTTCCTTATTGCTGTGCCCTGGATGTGGTCGATCAGATATCTTTCTCTTGGTTTGCTCCTGGGCTGAAAAATTTTTTATTTTTTATATGAAAAAATACTTGACAAGTTGTTTTGTGCTTGTTATATGTCAAGTGTCGTTAGAAACAATAACCAACTAACCAACCAACCTTAGGAGGGTAAAATGAAACAGGTTGCTATGTTAAAACACGTGAGCTGGAGACACGGTGCTGTTGGTGGTAGGATAGCCATCTTTGCAAATGAGGATGGTTACCTGACTTTCAAGCCCATTGGGGGTAAAAACCCTCCAGTGGAGATTACTTACGCTATCCTTGATGCCGTTCTTGGTCGAAGATGGCGCCGCATGGCAGAGGAACTCTTCCGCCGGAATACCAACCCCTGGCGTGTAGATGTGCGCCAGGGAATGAGTGGTTGTCGGGATCTCGCAACCCGGCGGCTCATTGATGAACGGTTCGCTGAAATCAAGACCACGGCAGTCATCCACATTTCAATGTTCTGGAAGGTGCCGGGTTTCTCGGGTTATTTAGGGGAACTCGCCCCTATACTCGCTCGTCTGCAGGAACTCTATCCGCAGGTGACAGCCCAGGAGACGGAACCTGACCTGTGGGAGGGAGAGCTTGACGGCTCCTCATTTGAGATTAAAGTGCTGGAACCCCCGAGTCTGCGAGGTTTTCAGTCGGTAGATGACACGCCTTACCTCGGGTTGTGGAGCCCGGGGGAAGATGATTCCTGTCCCGAAGGTTCTCCGCTGGCGGAAGACTCTCTGCCAGAGATTGAGATAGTTTAGTTTTGACCAGGGCTGGGATCTTCCCAGCCCTTTTGTCTTTTGCCCCGCCTGAGGGGATTGAGTTTTGCTCTTTGACAATACAACAGCCGAATGCTGAATCTGCCCCGTGACTTCCGCTAGTTTATCCCGGTCTCATAACTGTTCCTATCCTTGCAAGCTTCCCTACGGGCTGAATTACTCTCCCAGAGATGCTCATTATACGCCTCACACTAACCCAACCCGCAAGCAACGCTATTCCTGTCCTGCCTATTCTTTCTCTCTCGGATGAGAATATCCGCTTTTGAATCCTGTCCGGCATACCCAAAAGGATGTTCAACCTCGCTCTTCAGACGTCTGTATACTTTCTGTGGATCTTCCTGTTCGGGATGTCTTCCGCCTAGCCGATAGCACCGCCTGCTTGTTCGCCTGCCTGTGTTCCCGGTGCTGAATCGATACCGCTGGTTGCCCTGCCCGAAAGGACTGCGACAAATGGTCTTTAGGACTGGGTCTTCCCTGGCTCCTGGTTGCCGTTCCTGCCTGGTGGTCTATCCGCACCGCTCTTGGGGGATGCTCTGGTCTACCCTTGGCTGTTCCTCTGGATACCCTGGCACGTCCTCGCTGTTTTTCTTGTGCTGTTCGACGTGAGGTGACAGCGGCAACGTAAGGTGACAAAGGCAGTGTAAATTAGGAGGTCGGAGCGACTTGCTCGCATCGCTTCCGGAAAGCCCACCAGCTTGCCCTTGGCCGCTCCTCTGGACACCCGGGCTCGTTCGGTCTGCTTTTTCTGCACCCTTTGGCGTAAGGTTCCAGCGGCAATGTAAGCGGCAGTGTAAAGAATGAGCGGCAGTTCGGATTGTAAGCGGCAGTATAAGCGGCAGTGGAAAGTGACAGCGGCAGTGCAGAAAAAATTTTTGTAAAAGCATAAAAATTTTTCTTGACAATCAATTCAGGCTGTTGTATATGTCAAGTGTAGTCGTTAGGTAGTAACAACAACCAAAAGGAGGGCTAGACATGAGTAAAGCTGATGTTTTGAAGGGAAGGTTCGGGATTTTGGAGCTCTGGAACGTCACGTTAGTTAACACAACTCCTCACCCGATTAGTGTGCTGTTACAGGGCGAGGTCGCGGAGATCCCAGCGGCCAAGCAACCATTGCGGTTACGGGAAGAAGTAGAGTTCACAGGAATTGCGGGGAACATCCCGCTCTTTCGGAAAGAATTCATCCTGGAGGATAACCTACCTCCAGAAGACGAATCTGGCGAGGTCTTATTCATAGTTCCCGCCCTAGTCGCACAATTGCTCAGACGACATCGGCGAGACTTGGTAGTCCCGCATGAGTTCGTGCGAGATGCAAACGGCAACATAATCGGTTGTCGAGGTCTCGCCTTTATAAACTAGTCTAATCTAGCTCAGGAGAGCGACTTTCGGGCTCGGACATACAAACATACCACCCCACTCGGAAGTCGCTCTCCTAGAGCCTAAAAATGGCCTGAATGGAGTGATGACCAAAAGGAGGGTAAGATGTTAGTAATCATTGCACGAACAGATGAACAAGACTCGCTAATTGCAACCGATAAGGTGACTGCATCTAAAGGACGACTGGGGGTGTTCCTGGCCAGCAATTGGGATGCATCGCCTAAGGTTGCGGAATGTGTTGCTAGGTTTCTTGAGTGCGAGTCCGTTGATGAGGTAAGAGAGAGAATCGAAGCCGGGGACTACAAGGTAGTTCCAGAACTGACAATATTGTAGTTAGACCAAAGGAGGGTCGACCATGTTGGAGTATCGTCTGAAAGACGTGAATATTAGGAACTTTTTTACCCTTAGCAACCTCTCTTTCGCTCCCGAAGGCAAACATGTTCGCATAGTCGGTCGAACGGGAGCGGGTAAAACCACAGCAATTGGAGCCATCCTGCATGCCTTCTCCTGGGTAGATACAAAAGGGCACAAGCGTGTTCCCGGCGCTGTGGTAGATTTTACCCTAATGGGAGAAGAGCGTCCAGAAATACCGGTGCATCCTGCCTTGGTCTTCCCACAGGCACACGAAGGGCATCCCACATTGCTTATCAAAGAGATTCTATATCCACAGCTAAGCAAACTCGAAAGCGAACTACGCAAAGTTAAAAGTAAAATCAAATTTCTGAACGACATGGCGGAATATCTAGAGTCATGCGAAACTGTCCCACCTCTTCGTATTACAAACGAGAGAATTGAGCTTATGAAGCAATTAGACAAGCTTTATGTGGATATTGACCAATACAGGCACGTGTTCGAGGCGGACCTCTTGTTCGTAAAGTGGAATGCCTACAAGGACTATCATTATCTCTCCTATGCCGAGAAGGTGGCTCTCTTGTTCAATTGCATCTACGATATAGAAGAGCGGCTAAGTGTCAGGTTTTTCAAGCTTGTAGACGACGGCGAGAGACTAAGCCCGGAATTTATTGAGAACATCAAGAAAAGGTGGCAGATTATTTACACCTGGAAGGAATACAACGAGGACTTGAAAGTAATGGTGGAGGGTTAACCATGAGTGGGAACATTGCGAAGTTGAATCAGTTGTTGGCAACCCCGAGCGTTAAGCAAAAATTCGTGGACGCTCTGGGCAAAGAAGCGGGCTCCTTCCTAGCTTCCTTAGTAGAAGCATACTCCAACACAGGGCTCAAAGATTGCGATCCTGGGGACGTCTTACGAGAAGCCCTAAAGGCGGCGGCTCTCAAGCTCCCGATCGTTTCTTCCCTTGGTTATGCTTATTTGATTCCCTACAAGCGGGGAAACAAGACAATTCCGCAGTTTCAGCTTGGTTATCGGGGGCTGATCCAGCTTGCTCTTAGATCTGGCCAATACAAGCGCATTGCGGTTACAGAAGTCTACGAAGGCGAGCGGATTATCAAAAAGATAACGGGCGAGATCGAGAAGCAAGGCGAGCCTCTTAGTGATCAAATTGTTGGGCTTATCGGCTATTTCCAGCTCAATTCTGGTTTCGAGTGTTGGGATTCCATAACCAAAGAAGAGGCAGAAGCACACGGTAAGAGGTTCTCTAAATCGTTCGACAATCCGAGCTCACCTTGGCAGACTGACTTTTGGGCTATGGCCAAGAAAACCCTGCTCAAGCGGATGTTATCAAAATATGGGCTTATCTCTGTTGAATTCGTCCAAGCCTTAGCACAGGACAAGGAGCCCGAGACAGAGGAGAAGGAAGAGCTTGAGTTTATAGACGTAGATTATTCTGAGATAGAGGAGGGTAAAGATGAAGGTCGAGAAAGTTAAAGCTTATGTCGAGGCGATAGAGAAAATGTTCGGTGAGGAGGAAGTCGTCTCTGTCGAGATGAACGAGTTCGTGGTCAAGGTGGAAACCACCTGGGATGTCTTTGTAGAGCATCTCAAGACCAACGACAGGGCAGAATGTTACGGCAGATTCGACAAACAGAATAGCCAGTTGATTCTCTCGTTTAGGTGTGACGACGGCTTTGTCCTAGTGACTAAAAAGCAGATCTAGTGAGTAAGACCCCTCCCGTCTGGGAGGGGAATAACCAAGCAGAGGAGGGTTGCTGTGATGAAATTCAATACGAAAGAACTCGTCGAAACATTGACAATCATGAACAAGATGGACAGAGGAACTTTCTCCCATTCTGAATTTGTATTCCTGAGATCAAGAGACGGGATAACTAAGCTATTTAGAATGAACGGCCATACAGAGATTGTTACAGAATTTCAAACAGACAATATCGACTGTGATGTGGCGGTTGAAAGAAAGGGCTTGCTGAATGCTGTCAAAGAGGTAGGGAAAAAGAATTCTACTATAACATTGGAAGTAAACAAGGACAATATGACCATGAAAGTAGGTAACTTTGTGTTGAAGCTCATCGATTCCTCGGACATAGTCTATCATGTGCACAGCGACATCCAGATGTGGCAGTTCCCTGTAGAAGAGCTCTCGAATGCATTTAACCATACTATCCATGCCGCAGGATGTGAGAGTGTCATGAACCCTAGCGTCATACACATAGTAGATGGAAAGAGGTTGTATGCATCTGACAATTTCAGGCTTGCAATATATGATATGAAGGAGTCTCTTGGCACTACCGAGAAACTATGCATTCACAGCTCCTCGGCTAAGTTTATTGCCGATGCTGTTGGTATAACGAAGGCGAAAACCGGGGATATCGGCGTCACGAATGATATGCTGGTGGTGAGAATAGGAAGACATACAATCGGAGTATGGCTGAGGGACTACATTCTTCCGGAATACGACCTGATACTGGCAAAGGAGCATAAAACTGTGGTCTATGTAAATGCTCATGACATGATCAATGCGTTGAAGCAAATAAAGAAAATCAGCAAGGCGGATTATGTCCATATTGAGATGGATCCAAACAACTCTGCCAGAGAACTCACCAGCGATATATACTTCACCGATAGCATACGTCTATTCTCTCGTGATACCGATGGAACTATTACCGCATCGATCGATGTTCCGGTAACGTTTGATGATAGAGAAAACGAGCGGGTGGAGAAGATATTCAACATACAATATCTGCTGGATGCTCTAAAACCTGTGGAGAAAGAAATAATTAGCCTATCTGATCCTGGAGCTGATAACGGCTGGATCGATATATATGGTTATCGCTATCGGGTCATGATAATGGGCGCTGAGTTGTTGTAAGAAACAAAAACCCCTCCCGAGTGGGAGGGGCAACCAACCAAAAGGAGGGTCATGGTCGGATGTTTGAAGATAATATAACACATAGCAGGGAGGAAGTCAACAGTATGTTTGAGCATGACATGGTGCTTTTCACTAAGAAAGAGTATGTCCCTGAGCTTGCGGACGTTGTAAAAGTGGTCAAGGATAAATCTAATACCAGGCACATTCCCGTCTTTCGTGGAAAATCCAGTCTGGTCACAGATGAGAAATGGCTCCAGAGGTGGTTAGATGAGCACTCTCTTCGTCTGGAAGATGTGTTTGAGAAATGGGAGCCTTTCCCGAAAGAAGGAAGCGTGGAGAACCTAGACAGCATAGAAGATCTGTTCAACCTTGCTGGAGACAGAATCCTTCTAGATGTTGCGCCTCAATTCCAAGCTAAGCTTGGTGGTAAGCAAATAATTCTTCTGAAGGGAGGTGAGAAACAGAATGCAGGTATAAGAGAGATGTATCCAGGGGAATTGGCGTTAATTCTCAAAGGCGACGGTGTAAAACTTAAAGACGTGTTTACAAGATGGAGGGTATGGCAATGAATCCGAATTATCTAGAACTGGTAAGAGGTGGCGGGTTAGAGAAAGGAAACAACGATGGATCAAAAAGACGAGAAAAAGGGGATATTATTGGGTGGAGAACGTTGTCAACGAATGATCCGTATATCTTTGAGATTTATGTCGAATGGGGTATTACCATCATTCTTGTTGATACCTGCACCGAGTGTGTGCTTATTGCTCACAATCCCTGGTATGCCTTTCTGTTTGTCATGCGCTTCAGAGGTATACCAGAATTACTTAGTTACCTAGAGGCACACTGTTCGGATTGCGATCGGTATGTTCTCGAAGACCCTGTGCATGGTTATGTCGCATATGTCCACAGACGTGATCTGATAGATGTTCTGGTAAGGTGTATGACAAAGACATCACGTTATATAAACCACCGAGAGGAGGTGTAGCTATGAGACTAGACGTTTTGAAATACAGAGTGATGGATCATGTCTGCAACATCGCAAAACACATCTGCATCGAACGGGGTTACCTGGCGGAGGGGTTTTACTTAGCTCAGGAGCTCAAAGACCGTTGGGATGAGATTTTTGATTCGGCGATGAAAAAGATACCTAGAAAGGAGAGAGACGACAATGGGAAAGACGATGAAGAGTAGGGAAGACGAACTGCTGGAGCATCTCTGCTTAGAGGTAATCAGATTCTACATTAACCACAAAGACTATGTGGCGGCTAATTACGTAAGTAAAGCGCTTGCTAGCGAGTGGCAATCTATCCTCCATCTCGCAGATGTCATGCAAGAGGTAGAAGCAGAGCGACAATTAGCCAGTAGGTGTAAGTCTGGTCGTGCTTATGAGTCTAAACGAGATTAAGATCTATAGCTCCAGCTCTGAGAAGGGATCCTCGTGCGAAGTTTGGGGAGTGCTCCTGGATGCGGGGGCTCTCCCCCGAACTGGTCTATTCGGGCGGACTTGCCTAGTATCGCACATGCACGGGGATCATGTAAGGAGAGCAAGGGAGTTTGAGTATCGTGGCTGTAGAGTGCTGTATCCAGGCAGAGACTTCGGGCATAAGAGCGTGATAAGGGTAGGGAATGTTTTGGTCAAAGCTGTGCTTCTGATGCACGATGTCGACTGCTACGGATTCCTTCTTCGGAAGGGTTCAGAATATGCTCTTTACGCTGTTGATACATACGACATCCCCTATCGATTCCCGAAGCTCAAGTGGCTCTTGCTTGGCGTCGACTATGACGAATACACGCTCTGGAACAGCGCTCTAAACCACGAGCTCCCGCTTAGCCTGGCGGAGCGCATATCCAGCTCGCACATGTCACTAGAGAGGGCGAGGCGCTTCCTGGCTAGGCAGGAATACGAAAACCTGGTGATTATGCATTATGGACAGTGGCTTAATCTAGAGCAAGCAAAAACCATGGGAGGGTTGTTATGGACGGAGATAAAATAAAGAGGGATTTTGAGGAGTTTCTCAGCAAGCATCCAGAGAATGTCATCGAGAAGGATGGTCTCAGGTTGTTTGTTTCAAGCGAATTATCGATGTTCTGTTTTGAATACGACTATCCTTTGGACTACGCAAGAAAGAAGTTAAAAAGATTAGGGGTTATAAGCAAACACACACTTGATGCATGGGATCCTGACATCAGAGGGAAGAGAAACTTCTATGTTCTAGACGGGGGTAATCTTTCGATAGATGAGAATGGGATTGTGGAGGAAGCTAGAGAGATCTTAGAACATGCGCCTAAGGTAGTATGGGAAAATCACGTATGGATCTGTAAAAAACATTTCCTCGATATTTGTAAAAAAAACAAGATTACCTATTTTCGGTTACTCCAAATACTTAGAAAGCATAGACTGGTTGGCAGGACGAGATCAACATATGACCGAGAGTCAAAGGAAGTTTATAACGTAGTAGAGGTTCTGTGGGATAAATGGGAGAAGCATACTGTAGAGAAGGTCAAGAGAATATTGGAAGAAATAGCATTCAGGGGAAGATTTATTGCACGAGATGATATAGTGCGTCTTGCTAAAGATATGTGCATGACATATAGGGACTTTGTCAATTTGCTGAGAAGGAACGACCTCATCAAAGAACGCATAGTAGCCTTCAGAATAGGGAGGGTGTGAGATGTTCCGGGGAATAGGAACAAAAAAGAGGATTCCTCTCAGATACAATCTGTTTATTGCGAGAGTCGGTAATGGATTTTCAAGTAGGGATATGGCTAAGATTCTCGGCATCTCACACGAGGCTTATTTAAATATTGAACAAGGATGGACAAAAAAGATAGACTATCGAGTGGCGCAGAAGCTGGTGGAAATGTTCGGAATGAGACCGGAGGAACTCTTTGCGGGTAAAGAATTCTCTATATGCGAAAACAAAAAACTATCTGAGAAGTTTAGGTTACTCGCTAGTGGAGAAGACGGAAACATGGAACTCGTTTGCATACAGACATAATGATCTTTTTGGATTTGTGGACTTCCTGGCGGTATCTCCAGAGCACGGGACACTTGCTGTACAAGTTACAACCTCTTCCAACAGAGCCGCTAGGAAGAGGAAAATCCTAGAACACAGAGAGACAGTAGATGTGTTGCTTCGGGCAGGGTGGCGTGTTGCCGTCCTGTCCTGGAGAAAAAAGGGTAGATCATGGACTCCAGATCTGCTGGAGATAACCTATGAGATGCTATCTGAATGAGGTTAAAACATTCCTGGATATTGCATTCGATAAGTTATTGGATGATGAATACATCCTACTGCAATATGCCCCCAATGGCGATAAGTCATTTACTGGTCGCTTTGCTGGTAAGAAAGAACAGATTCTCGATTTCGTATCTCAGCATCAGGACTATGCCTACGGGATCCATCTCTCAACAAGGAAGGTAAGCAACCTAGAGCTGTTCAACGAGAGGCACAACATGTCCCTGACTTCGCCCTACAGGTTGCATTTCATAGCTATTGATCTAGACCTAAGGAAGACATGGCCACAAGAAGACTTTCCAGAGTTCGAGTTGTTTGAAAAGAGCGTCCTCAATTCCCTAGTGGAATACTTAGGTAAGATGGGATTTAAGCTTAACCTACTTGGTTACACGAGCGAGCACGAAGGCAAGAGAAATTGGCTGGGGATCATATCTATTGTTCCGAAGCCCTGGGGATACGACCCGCTGTCTGTTCTGCTTGGTTGGAACGATCTGGCTTATGTAGATCGTGGTATCACATCGCTTAAGGCTGTCCGACTGCTCGGAACAAGGAACGGAGAATCAGAATCTAGGCTCCTGAAATTCAGAAAGACTCCGAGACAAAGCATCCCTCTGGCTAAGAGAAATACAAACAGAAACATCTCATATTCTGACTTCCCAGCAGAAGGGGCACTTGATAAAATTCTGGCAAAATATGGATACAGAGCACAAAGGACAAGGAGAGGATATATGATCAAATGCCCGTTTCATGATGACAAAAATCCGTCCATGCTGGTGTTTGAGGATGGGCGAGGGGCATACTGCTTTGGTTGCAATAAGTATTACCCCATCTCGAGGGACGGTGAGTTTATAGTTAGGGAGGATTGGTATGGAACTAAGAGTAGACTTTAAACAGAAACTATTTGAGACAGAAGGGATCCCAAAAACTGTAGTTCTTCCCTACGGAGAAAGAGTGACATTCTCAACAATGTCCGAGGGTGGAAGGAAGCTTGCCCTTGGCTTCACTAAACTGGTCTTAGATGGTGTCTGGTTCGGATATGTCACAAAAGAGAAGCGTGTATCTGCTGTCAGAGACAACTTCATCGCATATCCTATCGGGCGGTTGAAAGTTGGGGACGAAGAGTTTATGTATATCTTCTACACGCTAGGGTTTCACTTCACACACGAGAGAAGCGGTATTGTAACAAACGAGGTTATAGATGTTTCGAAGGTAGAAGCGTTTGATTATTCTACTCCTGTTTTTGCCAAGAATCCGAGCACATATAAACTCTACCAATTCGGTTTTCAGCCGCTCTCCAGCGGTGAATGGGAGTTTATCGATCGCAACTCTGAGGAAATCATGCTGGCGCAGAATATACGTGGAATAACGGCACTGCGGAGGTTTCCGACAGGAGAGATTCTCGCTCTAGGAGGGCAGAAGCTTGCATTTGCTACAGATGCGGCTCTGCATCTTTACTCCGGTGCTACAGCGAGAGCTATACTCACTAGACTCATAGAGGAAGCAGGCAAGACGGGGACTTACAATATATCGCCAGAACAGCTCTCCCTGGTCGAGTTTTCTAGAGAGAACGAGGCTTTTAAGTTCTACGAGGAACACTGTCCTGGTATCATATTATCTCCAGAGGAAGTCCAGCTGTTAATCAGACTCGCTGATAACTTTAGAGTCGATTCAATCACCTACAGACTCACCGAAAACGGAATGACGCTGATTCTAAAGGAAAGAGGGCTTGTGAGAGAAGTGCCCATGGATGTCTTTCTTTCGTCAAAGGGATTTACTAAGCTGGATGGTTATTCTGGTGTAGAATATCTTACAATGTCTGACTATGCTAGGTCTAAGAAGACAAAGATTCAAGCGGTGTGGCTCGTCTTTGCTAGATATCTCTTACACAAGTTCGGAATCGACTCTAATGACCTAGCGAAGAGAACTTACGAGGAGGTTCTTAAGACCATCAGACGTATCGTATCAAGCGCAAACAAGGTGCCATCTTTGAAACATCTGCAGATGTCGATGAAAGAACAGGCGACCAGTGGGATATTCCACACAGTCCACAAGTATATCGAGGATGGTAAGGCCTATATTCCTAAGCTAGAACTGCTGAAATACATAAAGCTGAATGAGTTTGCGTATCCGGGGGATTACCAGACATTCTCCAGGATCTTGTCGGAAATTACGGACTCCTACAATTACGGCAGTATGGATTGCTTTGTGTTTGCACTAACAGAAGAAGAAATCAAACAAGAAGAGAAGGTTGAGAGCAGAGAAGTATTGAAAGAGTTCCTCAATAACTCCGCAGAAGATGTTCTTACTGAGATTCCAGAAAAGATGCTGGACGAGGTTAGACCACTTGGGATTGTCTTCATAACTGGCAATGGCAAAGCTAAGATGAGAATGACGCCTCAGGAAGTAGTATTTGATGTGCTCGGAAAGATAGAAAGAAAGGCCTCAGTGGGTCTGCAGTTTGACAGCGAGGATATTGCGAGAAGAATGGCTACCGTGTTTGAGCCGTATGAGCCCAAAGTTTCTGGAGATATGATTCTCTTTGGCGACACAGATTACGGTTACGATAAGTATTATGTGAGAATATCTGAGGATGGTTATCTGGTTTTTGAAGAGGGGAACTAACCATGAGAAGGGAACCGAAAGTCATAACGGTATGGGGATTAGCAGGTAGCGGAAAAACAACATGGCTGGCGAATACCCTAGTTCAGCTCAAGGATAAGTTTACAGCAGGCAATACACTGCTTCTGACGTTTTCCCGTATGGCAACAAAGATGCTGAATGAGAAACTACAGCAACAGGAACACACTCTGCAGGTGTCCACATTCCACAGCTACATCGCCCAGCACTACAGAAGGGCTGGTTATGCTTATGCTCCCTTGCAATTTGATCGGATTTCGGAATGGTTCGAAGCAAAGGGTTTCCCTAGGATCAGGCTAAGATATATGCGTGGCGGATTCTACCAAGAGACAGGGCACTTCTACGACCACTTCAATAACTGCAGACTACTGCTCAAACAGCCCGAAGCATACTGGGAAGAAAGCGGAGACTATGTCCAATACGGCATGTCACCTCAGGAATTCAAACAACTGTTTAACGAATTTCGAGAATACATGTATAGCCTGGGAAAATTCGATTACACAGAAACGCTTATGCTCGGGCTCAACTTGAGTATTGAGGTTCCCTACGTGGTAATAGACGAAGCAAACGATATTTGCCCGTTGGTCTGGCGACTAGTCAGAAAGTTCTGCTCAGATACCATTCTCTTGGTTGGGGATCCTAATCAGAACATCTATACCTTTGCAGGAACCAGCGATAAGTATCTTACATCATACGAACCCATAAAGCAGCTCACCCTCAGCTATAGATGTTGTGATGAGATAGCAGAATATGCGAGGCGATACCAAGTCTGGGGAGAAAAGATTGTTGGGAACGGCAAACATGGGAAAGTCAGACAGATTAGCCACTACTCGGAAGGGATAGACCCAGAGAAAGATACTCTCCTCTTGACATACAAGATTAGGACAGCAGAGAAGATAAGCAACATGCTGTGTAGTGAAGGAATTCCGCATAAGCTGTTCGATGATCTTCCCTTTAGTTCTAAGGTCAACGCCTTAGTTAGATTTTGGACTGGTCTAGAGCATGGATGCCTTAGGATGCGAGATCTGAAAGTGCTGGACTATATACCAGCTAAGTATGCGAGGAATAAAACCCGTCTGCTGGAAGTGGCAAAGATTCTAGAGGATAAAAGCGTATTAGATTTTCCAGAAGCAGAAGTTTTGGTAAGCGGGCTCAAAAGAATGGGGATATACGGATTGTGCAAGGTCATTAAACTGGATAGAGAAGAGAGCGAATTAGTCCTAGAGCTGATCAAGAATCCTGCTTGGTATGACCCTAAAATAAGCGTTATGAACACACACAAAGCGAAGGGCTCAGAAGCAGATGTAGTTATCATGTATCTGGACTTTTCGGATAGAAGGGAGATGGACGAGAAAGAAAGAAACAAGGTCATCTACACAACAGTGACAAGAGCAAGAAATGAGCTGTATGTCGTTGAGTAAATCGATAAGTAAATCAATAACTTACACTAGGCTTTTCTCTACGAGCCTAAAAATGGCCTCAGAATCGAAATTTGAAAAGAACGATGGAACATACGTGGCGGTTTAAAAATCGTCGTTCTAGGGCAAAACAGGAGGCCTTGGGAATGAACGAGTTGATTGAGAAGAAACTGAAAGATGGGATCTACGTAGATATCACTCCACTGGTTGGCGCTGTCTGGCACTGGATACAGATTCACACAGAGAAGCCAGAGATTGATCCTATGGGATGGTCAGAGCTATTGACTAAGGGAGAAGAATGTGATAAGCAAGAGACGACCACCTGATTCCTCGTTAGAGGTTAGGGTGGCATCGGCGCTTACCACCGGTCATTCTGAGGCAACCCATTTGCACCCCCTCGTTTGAGGGGGTTATTAATTTCCCCAGAAAACTGTTGACTAAAAGAAAAAGATATGGTAACCGGAAGATGATCGCCCGATTCCTCGGTTTGAGGTTAGGGCGACCATAGTAACTAGGGCAGGCGTTCTGCGGCTAGGTCTCGGGTTCGGCGGGTACCCCCTCACACGAGGGGGTATTTATTTTGCCTACTCTTCTGGTAGCTCTGAGCACTTGAAGATACCGAATCGCTTGGCAATAATCGGGTATAAATCCTCCGCATAACTAGGGTCGATGATGATCTTTGGTTGTGGAATCTTCTTCTCGTCTGGATAGTTAAATATCGCTTTCTCGAATCTCACATTCTCTCTGACTAGATCTAACAATACAAGAACAACATCTAACCATTTGTCGCCCCAGATCTGTCCTAGCCTTTCCTCAAGCTTATCCCGCATGGTGGCATAGACTAGGAGCAACACTTTCTGGTAATCGTAATTCATGAAGACCGATAATGCATACAAGAGGTGTAGGAAAGTATATTCTGAACTACCTACCCTAATTCTACGAAAGATCTTGCTTCTAAATTCTGGGCTTTTGTAATAGTCTAAATCGTCTAACTTGTATTGGTTGTTCTTGATTCTTTCTATGGCAAGTAGTGTTCTCACATGATCCATAGCTATGCTGTCAGTTTGAGTGTCAGGTCGCCTATCTTGATAACGTTAGTTGCCTTCTTGTTAAGCTTAGTTTCCTCTTCCTCCTCGTACTGATCTGGAGCTATTCTTCTTAGGAACTTGTCATAGCACTCCCAGCATAGAGCGGCGGCAATCACCCTGTCATCATGCCATCCGCTTTGAGCTTCTATAACTGATCCATCTTTGACAACCCTGGTCATTTCCTCGACCAGTTCCTTAGACCTGAGAATGATCTTCCCTTCCGTAAGTGCACCACGGAATGCGCCGAGCAGGGATACCTTGGTCTCTGCCGTGGTCTTCCAGTGTCTCACGAAACTTTTCCTAAGGGCGTCCTGCCTACTGTAGAGATATTCCCTGGATTTTCTGATATTGGTGTTAAACACTTCCTTTAGCTCTTCCGGAAGATTTTTAACCTCTGGAACCCAGCCTTCCTTCTTGAGCTTGTCTATTTCTGCTAAGGTAGAGTGACCTACCCCGGTGACCTCTAAGATTACCATTGCGCTGTTGTAGATTGACGCCAGGAGAAGAACATATCTAGCCAATGCTTGAGGATCTACTTGATTATCTGCAAATTCTGCCACCTGCTCAATTCTGTCCTTGTAGCACTTAAACACTTGTATAACAGCGTTATCGGAATCCATATTAGCTCCCATGGTTGGGTCTACGCCAACAGCATACACTCCGCCTTGTTCCGGCTTTTCAAAGATGGTAAGATTGGTTGCGGAAGAGTCTTTTTCGATGATAAAGTTTCTGTTGTAGTAAATCCGATAACGCTCCGGTTTGGCTTCTTTCACATAGTCCAGCTGAGTATTGATGATGCTCGTATTAAAGAAGCGCATACCAGAAAGCTGGAAGGCTTGGTATTCCGTGAATGGGAATTCCTGCAAACAGAAGTTTTCATCGTTCATGTATTGTTCCGCCAGCTGTTTTCTCCACCAAGCAAGCTGAGCCATTGATATTTCCACGCCGTAGAGCTTCTTGACCTGTCTTATCCAAGCCGCTTCTTCCGAGCTAGGAGAGTATGAATAGAACTTATAAGCTGTCGGCTCTTTGTTGGGGTCAATCCTATAATCTTCTTTCAACCACCATCCTAGGAAGATCGCCTTTTGCACAGGAGATTTCTTAGCCGTTTCCCACATGTCATAGAAGTCGTTGTAGCCATTTGCCGTAGATTCGTAGATGAACATCCGATATGGATGCGAGTTAGAGAGAGATGCCCTCACAGCAAAGAGGTCTTCCATATTCTTGAAGTAGGCAACCTCGGATGCGTGTATGTAGTTGAAGCCTCGAGATCGACCTACAGTTCCTTTCTTGTTCGATCTGTCTGAGGTATATAAGTAGTGAATTTCCGAGAAGTTATCGAACCTAGTGAAGTCCCTTGTGTTAGTCACCA